GTGATCGGTCGGTTGTCCGCCGATGACCGCCGGAGGCGGTGGCGCTTCGGGTGGCGGACAATGGGTGTAGGGTTTATGTGTGTAGGATTAGTGATATAAATTTTCTAGAAATTTTTCTAGAAAAGTATTGACATATTTCTAGAAAAGTGGTATTGTAATATCAGAAACAAGGAAAACCAATAATACAAAAAATAGAAAACGCATACTAATAATTACTATTGCTGTCCTATCGGCAGTACGGGGAGAAAGAGAGATAACAATGACAGTAGAAGAAATTAAAACCGTATTAAATGAAAGATGCAATGAATCGTGGGATATGCTTAAAATAATGGAAAACTATTATGGACAATCTAGCATGCAAGCACAGAAAGCATTGACTAGATGGGTTGCTTTTGATGACTTATACAGGGAGGTGTATAAGGAAGCACCGCTTTATAGTCTTGATTAATATATTTGCTGTGCTATCGGCGTAACGGGCAGAAAGGAAATTTGCTATGAAAACTTTAGATTTAGAAAAACTGTATACCGTACCAGCGAAAATGGAGGATATCCCTTTATATGTAAAACAGGAAGATATTGCCGGGAATATCCATATTTACGTGTGTGACCATTTGTCTCTTACGAATGGCTACGTTAAGAAGAATGCATTATGTGTACCAGTTCCGTACAAAGGTAATTTTGGTGTGGGTTTTACCGTAAACTTGCATAACAAAAATTCTACACGTTACGCTTTAAAAGCGTACTATGTAGAAGTTTCTCACAGCGATATTTGTTCCGCGAACGATAATTGTACGTTGTGTCCATTGTATTATGGCGATGATCTTTTCGAAGATTGTCATTATTATAAAGAACGCGGTTGCTAATTGTAGAAAGGAGACTTGATGTGATAGTAAACGCTAATAGAGAGTTTAGAAAGAAACTTTCTGACTGCAAAAATTTGTTTCAAGTCGCATCTTATTGTTATAGCAGTAAAGATGTTCGCGTATACTTAGGACGAGACCATGTTATTTTTTCCGGAATTGGAAAAGATTTACTTGAGTCTTATACGGTTAAAACATATGGAAAGTATGCTGTTACTTATGTATACATTGATACGGACGGTGTGCGTATTGAATTAGAGAATAGAGGTTGAGAAATGAGAATAAAAGATATATTATCATTGGAGGTGGAATAATGCCGCAATCAAAAGACTACAGCATCTATCAAGAACTCGACTTATCCCTCGACCAGATCAAACGCGAACTTCCACGCGTTGCGCAGGCGGCAAATAGCCGCCTTGCCAAACTGGAAAAAATTCACGCGCGTGACCAATGGGAGTATGGACGCGTAAAAGAATTTTTTGCTTCACAAGGGCGTGAAAAAAATCGTTTCTTGAAAGGCGTTAAGCGTTCGGATGCATCCATTCGGCAGGAATGGGAAACCATGGTTGCTTTTTTGAACGCACCAGAAACTACAGTAAGTGGTTATAAAATCGCAGAATTTCAGCGGAGATTTAATAAATCTAAGAAAAAAATTAATGCGGTTGTAACAGAAGATAACTATAAAGACTTGTATCATTTTCTGTCATCAAATTTATACAGAAAGAATCTTCGTAAAGAACTTGCGTCCAATCAAATTATAGATGACTTTGTAGAAAAAATAGACGATCCTAAACTTGATTATAAGGATATTAAAAAAGATTATCAATTGTATCTCGATGGTTATATAACAAAAGAGGAATTGTTTGCGAAAAAACGAACAAAATTAAAGTAGGGGAAAAAATATGTATGAATTGGAAGTACCTGTTATTCTAGACGGGAAAGAGAATGTTTCACGTGAAACAATTTACAGTGTTGATGATTTTCCGTTTGCGTCTTTCCAAACTTTGCGCGAATGCCGAAAACGCGGAAGAAAGAAAAATCCTGTCATTTATTACGATGTTGAAATGGCGTTTGACATCGAAACAACCACACTGGAAAAGTTGGACTACGTGCGTTATAATAAGACAGGTGAAAAAGTGGTAAAAGGAGATGCTTTTCTGTATCATTGGCAATTTTGTATCAAAGATACCGTGTGTTTTGGTCGCACATGGGACGAGTTTCTTTCATTCTGCGAAAAACTGCATTTGTATTTGCATACTTCTGATTGGAAGCGCGTGGTTGTGTACGTTCATAACTTGTCTTATGAATTTCAGTTTATGAAAGATTTTATTGAATTTTCTGAAATTTTTGCACGAGATGCACATAAGGTAATGAAATGCTTTTCGCATCGTTATGGTATCGAGTTTAGATGCTCTTACTTTCTAAGCAATATGAGCCTTTCGAAATTTTGCGAGAACAGTGAGGGTGTAATCCACTATAAACTGGTTGATACTTATGACTATAAAAAACTACGTACCCCAACCACACCACTAACAGAAATAGAACAAGGATACTGCTATAACGATGTTCGCGGCTTGTGTGAATGCATCCGCGCCTTACGAAAAGAGGATAATCTAGCAGAAATCCCCCTTACCTCAACTGGCTACGTCCGCCGCGAGTTCCGCCGTGCCATGCAGTCAGATAAAGGCTATTATCCGGAAGTCTTTACAGATCTGGCATTAACATTGCCGCAGTATCAATTGTGCAAAGACGCGTTCCGCGGCGGCAACACCCACGCCAACCGCATCCACGCGGGACATACGATTACGGCGAAAAAAGGGGAAAACGCGATCATCATGGGAAGTATGGATATATCAAGTAGTTATCCTGCACAGATCGCAATGGGTTATTACCCCATGAGTGCGTTTCGGGCGGTTGAGATTACATCGCAAGAACAGTTTGACAATTTGTGTGCTACACGTTGTGTAATCATGAGAGTGCAATTTGACAATTTGCACATAAAAGAAAACATTCCGGTTCCTTACATCCCGCTGTCAAAGTGCCAGAAGCACGGAAAAGATTGTGTGATTGACAATGGACGCGTATTGTCGATTGATTGCTGTGAAATTGCAATGACGGAAATCGACTTAGCAATCATAAGAAACCAGTATGCTTACGACTTTTTTACCGTGTCTGAGTGCTACGTAGCCGCGCGAGGAAAGTTACCGGACAGTATGCGTAATACCATGATGGCGTTTTTTATCGCAAAAAGCCGCTTAAAAGGAAACCCCGATAAAGTCTATGAGTATATGAAATCTAAGAATAAATTGAATAGCACGTTTGGAATGTGCGTTACCGATCTCTTACAGGACGAATGGGTAATGAATCAAACCACAGGGGAATGGTCAAGGGAAAAAGCGGACGCGGAAAAAGCACTGAACACGTATTATGAAAGCAAGAATAGCTTTCTGCACTATCAATGGGGAATCTATGTTACCGCCCACGCAAGAAAGCAGTTACAAGATATGCTGGACGTGGTTGGTATGGATGTAGTATACTGCGACACCGACAGTATTAAGTTTTTGCATCCAGAAGTACACATTCCAGAATTTGAAGCCAAAAACAAAATACTGGAAAAACGTGCGATTGATAATGACATTCCTGCGTTTTGTGACGTTGGTGACAACCGTTATATTCTCGGCGTTTGGGATATGGATGACCTCTATATCCAGTTTAAGACCCTTGGCGCGAAAAAATACTGCGGCGTTGAATGGGACGAAAAAGCGGCGCAATCTGGCAAAGACCCCGTGCGTTTTACGTCTACGGTCGCTGGCATGAATAAGAAACTTGGAGCGGAAAACTTAAAGTGCTGTAATAATTTCCGTCTCTGCCGCCGGATGGAAAATGTCGGACGGACAATCAGTTGCTTTAACAACTCGAAACCCCATTACATCAAAGTCAACGGGGAAGAAATATTAACTGCAAGTAATATAGGAATCCTTGATACCACTTATACCTTAGGTGTATCGAATGAATACTATGAAGTATTGGTAAACTCTCAAGACGGAGTGTTACCGGAATAGGAGACGATATGAGATATTTTGTGTTTTTTATGTTTTTAGTATTATCAACGATCTGGGCGTTACATGAGGAAGAACTCGACCTTTCCATCCTGCTTTTATTTTTGGATATTTCTTATATTTTTCTCTTTTAACTATTGACTTTCTGCCAGAACAGTACTATTATAATACTTGTAAGAAATCATAACCACATAAAGAAAAGGAGAAGAAAAAATGGTTAGAACAAAAATTGAAACATTTATCTATTCTGTCATTGACAGAAACACAAAACAGGTGATCGGCTTTTTTGAGTCCACCGTAGAATTAAAATCTCAGAAAGCAAAAGTAAACGCGCTCACTTCCGCCGGCTACGCAGAAAATTCTGTTTGTGTCTTAACCGACACCGTTTCCGCCCGCTACGAAATGCCGGATGAGCAGTTTTTTGCAGAAGCAAAAAGAATGCCGGATGAGCAGTGTTTTGCAGAAGCAAAACGAATGGACTAAGCGCACAACCCGCGGTCTGGAATAGTCCAGATAAGACGTAACCGATCAAAGCAACGCGCCGCGGTTTTGCATAACAAATAAATGAATCAAAAGGAGAACGAAATCATGAGCAAAGCGAAAATGAGACTGAACAACGTAACTGTTAAATACGCAAAAGAGGAAGACGGAAAAAGTGTTCTTTCCGCGTCTATCTCTGCCGATCAGCAGAAAGACATTTTTGAAAAAATCATCGAAGAGTTTGGAGAGGATGCCGCCGCAGAAGCAAAATGGATTCCGGCGAAAGAAACCGACGAAGCTGGACTTTACGTAAAAGCGCAGACCAATTACCGCGTTGACTTTTATGAAGATGGTGCTGAAAGCGATACACTTGCAAGCGTTGACGAACTCGGAAAAGGCGCAGTAGTTGACCTGTTCATCTCTATCGGAGAAAGCAAGTTCCGTCGCGACAAGGGATTCACCGCATACCTTTCCGCGGTAAACGTTCATAAGTTCGGTGATACCGAAAAGTTTAACCCATTTATGGAATAAGTAACCATGATCTGGGTACGCGCCCCGACTGGCGGACGGTAACTTGAGGATTTAGTTTACCTGTAGTTGATTGTTACTATATCTTGTGTTATAAAACTTCATTCCATACGTGTAAAAGAGCTACGTTTTTCTAGCGTAGCTCTTTTTATACCCAGCGAATCTCTGCCCTTTCCCGCCGTCCATCCGCAGTCAAAACGTGCGATCATCGTGCGATAAACGTGAGATTGTCTGCGGTTTTGCTGGCGGGGAACTGGCGGTTACCATAGATTATGCGGGACGCGGTGCGCGGGTTGTGGAAATGCTAGAAAGGAGGAAGTGAAACAAAATGTTTCACGTGAAACAATGATTTTTTGGAATGATATCAAATGGGAAAAACTTTTTGCAGATTATGGCGTGAAATTTGAATCGGTATCGGATGATGGCAAGCCGATTCAGTATTACAATCCGATTCGGTTGTTTACGGAGCCGGACGTGGACGGGGAGTTCGCTGGAGTGGCAATTACGTGTTCCAACCGTAGCGCCGGAAAGACAAGTGCGTTCGCCGCGGCAAGCTGTATCTTGTGCAAAGAGTACGGATTGCAGACCGGATGGATTTTCCGGACGAAAGGGGAAATGACGGGAGCGGCGGCGATGTATGAGGATATGTTGCAAATGTATCCAAAATTGGGTAGTGTGATTACCTATAAAAATCTGGATAAGAATGGAAATGTCGTGCGGTATTTTCTGGACGGGGAGCCATTCGGATGTGCGTTTAGCTTTGGAAGTAAGATGGACAGCGTGAAAAAATTATCGCCGTATTTTCGGGATATTTACTTTTTGTTTTTTGATGAGTTTTCCATGGAGAGTGGACAGTACGTAAAAGGAGAGAGCGAAAAACTACAATCGTTGTTATTGACGATCAGCCGTGGAAACGGAAGTCAGTCCCGATGGTTTAAGCTGGTGATGGCATCGAATAATATTTCTTTACTTAATCCCTATTTTGTATTTTTTGGTATCCATAAGCGGTATCAGAAAGAAACCAAAATGATGCATGGAAGTGGTTTTGTGTGCGAATTTACGCACAATGACAGCGCTAGTAAGGCGATGTGGGAAAATACTGCTCTGAAAGCATTCCGCGGCGGACACTATATGAAGAGCATGAGTGTAGGAGATCAGATGTTGATTGATGATGCCGTGTTTGTGCAAAAGCCGACCGGACGGTCGCGGTATCTGTTTACGATCGAGCACAGCGGAAAAAGTTATGGTGTGTATGAGTATTACGAAGAGGGTTACATTTATATTACTCACAACTATAACCCGTCTTGTAATTTTGTCGCTGTATTTCGGGACGGTGATCACACACAGAACACGGTTATGTTGGAACACTATGATTATCTATTCGAAAATCTGGTTGACGCATACCGCAAAGCATACTTGCGATTTGACGATCTAGACAGCAAGAATATGGCGGTTGAGTTACTAGGGATTGATCTTTATAAATAGTTCGTGGGAGACGGACAAATGTACTTGACATACGGATAAAAAAGATGTATCATAAAAATACGGGGAAACCTTTTAAAAGGGATTGCCACGGTTGAGTAAACCGCCCTGTCCTTGGCAGGTCAAAAGGTTTCCTTGTTTTATGGACAGGAAGAAAGGAGCAGAGATGGCGAATATCGTTTTTAATATGATTGTCGGAATGATGAAAAAAGAAAATGCCTACCTTGCTTATACGGCACGTTATAGAGGGGATGAGAAAGACACGTTGATTCTCGTCCCACATGAAAATTATGAATCTCATATCCGTTACTTATGGGATTATTTTTTCATGGATGGCAACTCTTATAACAGTAAATCGCCAATCCGATTCATTCATAACTTTATTATGTGTGATAAAGTTAGTGAGATTGAGGACTGGTTGAAATGGAATGATACGGAGGTGGAAGAATGGATGTGACGATGGTAACACAGTTAATTGGCAGTCTCGGTTTTCCAATCGTTTGTTGCGGCGCGCTTTTTTGGTATCTGGTGAAAGAAAAAGACGCACACAAGGAAGAAATGGAAGAATTACGGAAAAGTGTAGAAGCGAATACAACCGCGATTAATTCGCTTTGCCAGCACTTAGGAGGTGGAAAGAATGAGTAAAATCGAAAACGCAGTTGCATGGGAGGAACAGATCGCCGCCGATGATCGCCACGGTTACTCACAGGTACACCGGAATGGCCCTGATTATGATTGTTCATCATTTGTCGGAACGGCACTTGCAAAAGCTGAGTTTCCAGTCAGTCAGTACAGTACCACAAGAAATCTCGGCGAACAGTTGGTAAACGCTGGTTTCGTAAAATGCGGCAAACCGTGGAAACGCGGTGATATCCACCTTGCAGCCGGGCATCATGTAACGATGTCGGTTGACGCGAACCGCATCGTTCACGCCAGCCAGTCCGAAAACGGCGGGATTGATGGCCAGACGGGAGATCAGACCGGAAAAGAAATCTGCGTTCGGTCTTATTATGATCTCCCGTATGAGAATACCGTCCATTATCGGTATGCTGCAAAAAACGAAAAGCCGCAGAAACCTATTGAGAAATGTATCAAGACCGAGTCCGCACGTAGTTTTGACCGGAAAATCGCCGGAGCCTATCATACCAACGATCGTTATAATCTGCGCGTAGGAGCAGGGATGAACAAAACGGTCATTTTGACGTTGCCAGCCGGAACCGGTGTTAGAAACTACGGGTATTATACAGGAGAATGGTATCTTGTGAAAGCTATCGTTAATGGAATTGTCTATACCGGATATGTAGCAAAAGAGGGTCTGACACGTGGCTGATCTGACGCTTGCTTATAACACTTGTATCGAAATTTGTAATGCGCCGAACGTTGGTTACTCACAAACTTATCGCGAGGGGCAAACGGTCGGAGGTATTACGTACTATGATTGTTCGTCCCTCATGAGTTACTGTTGTACGGTCGGCGGTTTTTTAGCATCTAACCCGTGGTTTACAACTCGTAGCATGGATGGGTATCTGATCGGCGCGGGATTCCAGAAAGGAACCGCAAACCAGCCTTGGAAAAAAGGCGATATTTTGTGGCGTTCCGGGCATACCGAAATGGTATATGACCCGGCAGACGGCGGCGGATATACCATGGGAGCGCACACAGACAGCTACCCACTGGAAAGACAGGTGTCTATTAATACGTTTGTGAGTCCATACAGCGCATGGACGTATCTGTACCGATACCCAGTTGAGGTACAAAGCGGTATCAGCCACTATGTAATTGCCGCCATCTGTGGCAACTTCTGGCAGGAGTCAACCATCAATCCTGGATTGTGGCAAGGCACGATTGTCGGCTCGCCCGGTTATGGTCTGGGTCAGTGGACGGATAATTCCTCTACCGACCGCCGGACGCGGTTGTTCCAATGGTTAGATTCCAACGGGTACAGCCGGGAAGATGGTAACGCGCAGTTAGAATATCTGATTTATGAGAATGTCTGGTATTCGGTCGGAGCCGCAAGTGCTTACGAAAATCTGCAAGCATTTTTGCACAGTGACAGTACCGATCTGGACGCACTGACCGCCGCCTATATGAAAGGTTGGGAGGGTATCAGTGACGATGGAACGCTTAGCTTAAGGCAGGAAAAAGCGCATGAGTGCTTCAATTATATTTCCGAACACGCAAAAGATTCTGCAATTACCGGATGGATTGTGGGAAATCGCTATCTATCCGATTCCGAACGATTGAATAACGCTATTATGGTATATCGGTATCTGGCAAAAGGTGAACAACCAGAACCACCCGAGCCGCCGCATCCTATGAAACCGAAACGGCATAAAATGCCTATCTGGTCATATCCCAATTTAAAAAGGAGGTTTTAAAATGACACTAGAAGAGTATTGGACAGAAATTGTTGCCGACATTGGAAACATCGAAACGCATGGCGACGCGATCGCCGCCATCAGCGAAAAAATCAAAACCGAAGATACCGACATCGGAGCTCTGATGTCAGAACGTGACGCGCTGGTCGCAGAACGGGACGAACTGAAAGGAAAGTATGATGCCGCCGTTGCTGAAATCAAAAGCCGCTGGTCTGATCTTTCCCACGGCGGAAGTATCACAAAAGTAACCGAGTTTGGCGGAAAAGTGCCGGAAGCAGAAGACACCGCAACAAGTATCAATGATCTTGATATGTCTCAGCTCATCATGAGCGGAAAAGGAGAGTGAAAACAATGGCAGAAAAATTAGATATGACCAATATTAATATGCTGAACGCCGTACGCTCGACTATGAGCGTTGATTACCGTGACCGCGTCCCGGTGGCAACACGCGAAAATATCGCAGATATTGCGAAAACGTTAACTGACCCGTACAATCCGATGACAAGAAACGAACTCGTTCCGGCACTGGTGAATCTGATCGCTAGCCAGTCCATCAGCACGGAAGCGTTCCGTAACCCGCTTAGAGTGTTAAACAGTAACGCCATGCCGTATGGAAACGGTGAACAGGAGGTTTACGTAAACTTTGCGCAGGGATATGCACACGATGCTAATATCAGTATCGAAGATGCTACCGCCATTTATGACAGCTATATCATGGCGCTGTATCATGTCATCAATTTTAACAACGACTATCCGGTGACGATCTGGTTTGAGGATATGCGCGGCGCTTTTCTCGATGATTACGGACTCAGAAGTCTGGTACAGGCAAAAGTGGAGAGCGTCGTTTCTGCTTGCAACTGGGATGAGTTCACGACAGCGAAAGAGCTGATTGCGTCTGCGAAACTTGCAGGTCAGATTTATCCTGTACACGTCGACCCGGTTACTGATCAGGCAAGCGCCAATGCGCTTGCAAAACAGATTCAGTCCTATATTGACAAGATTCAGTTTCCGAACCCACTGTACAACTTTGCAGGCGCGACATCGGCGGCAAAAGAAGATACCATTCTTTTGTTTGTCGACCCGGACACCAAAGCGGCTATGAATGTTGACAGCTACGCAAGTGCGTATAATCTTGATCGTATGATTCCGAAAGCACAGCAGGTGTTGATTGATAACTTTAACGATGCTGAGGGCATTGTCGCCGTGCTGGTAGACAAACGGTTCTTCAAAATCCGTGAACAGTATCGCATGATGGTACAGGACAATGTTAATCGTGGTTTACGATGGAACAGCACGTACACGGTGAAAGAGATGTTCTCGTACTCCCTGTTTTATCCGATCATTGTGTTTACGACAGAGAAAGTTCTTGTTTCTTCCATCACCGCACGTGATGTAGGACTGGTGAAACCCGGAACAGATGTGGACTTTGGCGGAAGTTTTTCTGTTGATTCTAATGGGGTAGCTGATAAAGCGATTGACGTAAAAGTAGAGGGTAACTCTTCTGCCGATACGTTTGTAATCCCGGGAACTACGATTCTTCGAATCGCAAAAGACGAAAAGAATCTGAAACCGAAAGCAAATAAAACAACGAGCGTAAAAGTTGTGATTACCAGTCGTTACGATTCGACCAAAACAGCAACCATTTACTTTACTTCCGATTAAGAGGGGTGGGAAACATGGAATCATTTATTCCAATGCCGCCGCAATCCGATGTGGCGGCTGTTTCCCCGCAGACCACGGTTATTTTGGCTAGTGGTATTGAGTGGGGAAACGATTATGAACACGTAAGATACTACGAAAACGGAAAAGCAGGTTGTCTGGCGCACGTAAGAGAAAAAGCAATCCATATTTTTAAGCAGTCCGCGCCCGTGAGATGGGGAGAACTGACTTATAAAGGAAAAGGGAATGAGAGTGAATTTCTGAAATGCAATTATATTGCTTTTCAGAACAAACCCTATACGGAAGAATGGTATTTCGGTTTTGTGACGCGCGTAGAATGGTTGAGTGACGGAAGTTTTAAGATTTATTTCGAACCCGATCGTTTCCAGAACAGTTTTTACGATGTGGTATTACAGCCGTGCTATGTGGAACGGGAACATATTGACAAAAAAGCTGATTATGCCGGAATTAATTTAGTGCCAGAAAATCTGGAAACGGGGGAATACGTGGACAATCCGAACGAACAGAAACTTTTGAATCTCGGCCCGATGCAGTATTGTTTGAGCGCGAGTGCAGACGAAAACGGAACAAATATTATACCCATTGTCAATCAGGGAATTTTATCTGGTTTGACATTTACTCGGAAAACAAAATA